GATACAATACTAGGAAAAGCACAAGCTAAATAAATATTTAGTAAGGCTCTTCCAAAGAAAAATTAGGAGAAAAAATAATGGCATTTCATTTTAGTAGAGATACCAAAGTATTCATGAAGTTCAAAGGAACTGTCGCAGGCAACACTGACGCTCTTTATGAATTACCAGTACTAGACGGTTACTCCTTTAGTCAGGCTACAAACAGTTCAGAGATTACTCTGAGTGAAGCAGCCGACTCAGCGGGTAACAGCAAGAGAGGAAGAGCAATGTTCAACGACTCTTTTGCACCAGCAGAATGGAGTTTTAGTACTTATATGCGACCAACCACTAGTGGTACGGGCGACACATTTGTAACTAACCAACATGCAGGAAACGCAAAGAAATTTGCAGTAGAAGGACCTTTATGGGCAGCAATGTCCGCAGAGAGCTATGGACTAGGAGTAGCAGCAACAGATGTACAAGCAGTAGCTAGTTGGGAACCGAGTGTTTTTAACTTTCAGAATTCAAATAAAGTAGCACTTGGTGTTTTTGATTTGTATTTTGTACTAGGAGCAGCAAAAGATAGTACTTCAGCAACATACGATACTGGAACAGATGGAGTTACAGTTTATAAAGTTACTGACTGTTCAGTTGGCACAGCTTCTGTAGACTTCGATATCGAAGGACTAGCACAAGTTGCTTGGTCAGGACAAGGCAAAAAAATTAGTGAAGTCGCACAGTTGAATACAGCAGCGGCAGGCACTACAACAAAAGGTTTAATTAACGAAGGAATATCAAGTACTTCAAACTTTATTAGACAAAAGCTTACTTCATTAGCTATTGCATCTGATGTTTCTGCGGGATCTGGCTCTGCCGGTTTCGATACAGTAGCACAGCTTGCAACAACAATGGAAGAAGGCAAAGTATATAAAATTGCAACTGCAGGCAATACCAACTTTACAGCAACTAACGTTGGTGCGGCAGACAGCAATGTAGGGACTATCTTCACAAGAGGCACAGCAGCCGCTACAGGTACAGGTACTGTTTTTGAAGCAGCGTATGGTGCCGTAGATACAACTTATAATGTTATATTGACAGGTGGTAATATTTCTATTGAAAATAGTTTGACTTACTTAACACCAGAAACTCTAGGAACTGTTAATCAGCCCCTAGGACATGTCATGGGAACAAGGAATGTTTCAGGTAACTTTACCTGTTACTTAAATAGTGCACTTAATGGCTCGCAAGATCTTTTAGAAGATTTACATGAAGCTACTGACACTATCACGAATAACTTCGCATTGACATTTAGCATAGGCGGAGCAGATGACCCGAAAGTCTCTGTAGCATTACCGAATTGTCATCTAGAATTACCGACTCATTCAATTGAAGACGTAATTAGTGTAGATGTTAATTTCCATGCTTTACCAGCCGACCTTTCGTCAGCAACTGCATCTAGCAGTGCTAATGAAGTGAGCATAACTTACAGCTCATAACTTAACTTATGGCGGGCAGTAACCCTGCTCGCCTTTTTATGGAATTATAAAAAACAAATGAACGATATAGTAAAAAAAGAAGCAGTAAAAGCTGTTTCACTAAAGAGTCTAATGACTCCAACAAAAACAGTAGAATTTGACTATCCTGGCTGTGACGATTTCAAAGTAAAACTTTGTTATCTAGCTAGAGAAGAGTTAATGAAACTTAGAAACCGTTGCGTATCTCAAGTATTCAATAAGAAGACTAGAGGCTACGAAGAAAAGATGGATGATGATAAGTTTCTTACTGAATATACCTCAGCCGTAATTAAAGGCTGGTCAGGCTTTAAACTTGGTTATGCCAAAAATATGTTACTACTAGGAGATTTAACTCCTGAGCAAGAAGATCAAATGCTAGACTTTTCTCCAGAGAACGTAGAAGTACTCATGAAGAATTCAGGCGATTTTGATACTTGGGTAACAGAACAAGTTGGCGAATTGGAAAATTTTACCAAGAGCAAGTAGCCTGGGCACTTGCTCAAATATCTCGCTTTTTTAGCGAGAGATTGACTGTTGATGCTTATTTACAGATGATGCATCAACTGGGCCAAGAGCCGGACCCAGATGAAATGCCAGTAGAGCTGGCTTCTTTTCCATTGGAGATACAGGAAGCCTTTCTTATACATGCAATGCTGCCAGATAGATGGGACGGAGCTTCAGGCTCCTATTTTGGAAAGGATTGGTCTCCTTTAAATGACCTATTAGATATAAATGAAGTAGAAGATAAAAAGATTACATGCTTTTTCTTGAAACATATAGAAGGTTCAAACACGATAAATATCAATGCTGAACTAAAACGTAAGCAAGACGCCGATAAAAGGCGAAAATAAAGCAAAATAACTATGGCTAAAAAGATTCAAGGTGGACAACTAGTATTCACCATAGGCGATGACGGATCCCTCAAACTATTAGAGCAGAAAACAAAGAAAGCTGCTAAAGGTATGAAGGAATTGGGCGGAGCTTCCCAAAATACCGATAGAAGAATAAAAGGTGTAACCCAACAGTCTTCTAACGCCACCAAAAACTTCAGTAAGCAAGCACAAACCATGCAAGGTGGTATTGTTGCTGTCTATGCAACTATTGCTGCTCAAGTATTTGCTGTTTCAGCCGCGTTCCAATTCCTAAAAGATTCCTTTGAAACAAGAAACCTCATCCAAGGGCAGCTAGCCTTTGGAGCAGTTACTGGTGTCGCATATAAAACTATGACGGCAGATATTCAAAAAGCCACTAGTGGAATGATCCAATTTAAAGAAGCCGCACAAGCAGCCGCTATCGGTACAGCTGCGGGTTTAAGTTCTGGGCAAATGGAAGCAATTGGTGTAGCCGCAAAGAACACCTCACTCGCTCTTGGTAGAGACTTAACAGATTCATTTAATCGTCTTACAAGAGGTATAACAAAAGCAGAACCAGAACTATTGGACGAATTAGGTATCATTTTACGACTAGAACCTGCAATGAAAGCTTATGCTAATAGTATAGGTAAAAGTGCAAAAGACTTAACTCAATTTGAAAAATCACAAGCAGTAGCCAACGAAGTTCTTAGCCAAGCAGAATCTAAGTTTGGGGCAATAACAAAAGTACTTGATCCAAGTGCTTTCGCATTAGCTCAGTTCGGAAAAGCCTTTGACGACATGATGAAAGGCATAAAAGAAGTAGTCGGTAATATAGCCGCAACAGTTCTACCTTTCTTCTCTAAAAATATCTATGCTCTAGTAGGAGCAATGACACTATTCTTAACACCAATCCTTCGATCTATACTACCAGACTTTGCCGCAATGGGAGTAGCCGCTGACGCGAACTTCACCATTATGGAGCAGTCTGCTCGAGATGCCGCAGATGAAGCTCAAAGAGCAAAAGCTGCATTAGGTGGTGCTTTAGGTAGCTCCGTAGACCCTAAGAACTTGCGTGATGAAGGCTACATGGAAAAGAATAAGATTAAAGGTGGAGCAGGTTTAGACAAAGGTCAGCTATCAAAACAACAGATTAAAATGAGGAGAGCGGCATTAAAAGGACAGTATGGTTTTGCCAAAAATATGAATAAGCAGGAGTTACGTGCTTACAGAAAATTCCTGACTGACCAAGATATTGCGCTCAACATCTCTTTAGGCAAAAGACAAGGATTTATAACTCGACAACAATACAGAGCAAGAGCTATATATGCTGGAACCGCGGCATTTTATGCAAAGACGCAAATGGGAATGGTTAAAGTTACTGCAATGGCTTCAAAAATGATGAATGGAGCTATGAAACTAATGGGTTGGATCGGTATTGCACTTATGATATATGAAGCAGTAAAAGCTCTCTACACATGGATTAAAGGTGTAGATAAGGCAGCAGAAGCCGAAAAGCAATTAGTAGACGATATTTCAGAGAGATATGGTGGATTAACAGTCGAAATCAAAAAGATGAATGATATTGCTAAAATGGGACTTTTAGATTTTAAAGGTACTATTGAGCAAATGGGTTCAGCTTTTCAAAGTGTAGACTTAAGCAAAACTATGAAGGAGTATACTAAAGCTCTCGCTATTACTGACAGTAAAGGCAAAGCGGCGGCGATTGCAAAGATTACTGACTCATTAAAAGAACTTGCAGAACTTACTCAAGAACCAAAAGTTTTAATGGAGTTAATTAAGACAATGGATGACGGGACTATAATTAAGTCTGACATGATAGACAAGGTTAGAGTGTTAACGACTGAGTTTGGTAATGCAGCTATGTCCTCAAAAACTTTTGCAGAAAATAATAAAGCAGTAGTTAACTCTCTTAGACAAATGGCAGGCACAGGAGCAAAAATGTTTGGTTCTTCTGTTTTAGAGAATATGACTAAGAATGTAAAAGGAAGAAAGCATTCGCTAACAAAGGCTCCACAAGTACAAGCCCGAGCTAAGCAGAATGTAATAGACAAACAATTAGATGTAGACAACTTAGGACCTGAAACAGATTTTGCAGGAATGAAAGCCGGTATCAAAGATATGGGATTCATCAGGTCACCAGCTGAGCAAAAAGAGTTTTTAAAGACTTACGGCATGAGTTTGATGGCAGCAGAACAGCTGATGAAACACGAAACAAGGATAACTGACAAAAGAGACGCAGCTCATACAGCTTTAAAGAATGCTTTAATGGTACAAACTACAACCGTAGAGCAAGAAACGAAACTGAGAAAGGAACTTGCACAGGAAGAACTAATTGTAAAGAACATACTTGGTCTCCAACAAAGATCAACAGACCTTCAAAAAGAACAAATACAAAATAAAATAAATGCAGTGGGCGTTGGCGTAGGAACTACTGTTGCTAATAAAGGCGCTAAATTAGACCTACAAGTTACAGCTAAGCTTACAGCTGAAAAAGACAAGCAACTCAAATCAGATATGGCGATAGAGGCTTTAAGAATTGCAAACGAACAAGAGACTGCTACTGAAGAAGAAATCAAAGGACTAGAGCTAACAAGAGATCTAGCCGCCAAAAACCTCGAGTTATCAACAGCAGAATTAAAGCAGCTTAACATAGAAGTTGCTCTCAAAAAACTACTAAATAAGTTTAGTCAAGAAACCTTAGAACTCGGTGAAGAACACAAAGCAAACGCTCAAGCAAGAATGCTCTTAGAAAAGAAGAATGCATCTGCAATAGCACTAGCAGGAACTCACGCAGAAGTAAGACTATTACAAGAAGAGAAACAAGGCCGCATGAGAACAAAAGCAAATGATGAAGTTGCAAAACGAGAAAGCTTAGAAACCCAACTAGCAGACCTTATAAAACAACAAGGTTATGACGAAGAAGATGCAAGAAAGAGAAAAGTTGCAATCAATGCACTTATAGCACAGGAACTAATTACTGAGCAGATGATTACTGATGAAATCAATAAACAAAATGGTGTAAATAGAAGCGCAGCTAGAAACAGAGGGATTGATTCCAAGCAAATGCAAGTTAAAAATATGACTGGAGCAGGGCCACTAGGTTTTGGTAGTGGTAATATTACTCCTCAGTCACAGGCATTAAATGCTATACTACTAGAAGAGCAAACTACTTTAACAGCATTACAAGCGGATCAAACAGAAAAAGGAAAAGAACACTTAGCAACCATACTAAAACAAGCAGATGCACAAGCAAAAGTAGGTATCGAATTAAAACTAGCAAATGAGACTAGTTCTATCATGAAAGCTGGATTTGATAGCTTATTCCAAGCATTGCTAGATGGTACTCAATCATTCGGAGACGCTATGAAAGGCGTAATGAAACAAGTGCTTGCAGATTTAGCAGCAGCTTATATGACAGCCGCCGCTATGACCGCTCTAAGAGCAATGGGAATGCCGGGAATACCAGCAAGGTATGGAGGTGTAATGTCTCCAAGCGGTAAGTCATTCGCGTATGGTGGAGTAGCACAAGGACCACAGTCTGGCTACCAAGCAACATTACATGGCAACGAAGCAGTCATTCCTTTAGGAAACGACAAAGCTGTTCCTGTAGAAATGAGAGGTGGCGGTGGACAAAATACAGTAAATGTTACTGTTAATATGTCAGGCGGACAGGGACAAACACAAACACAAGGCGACGGAGCTATGCAAGGACTCGGAAGATCTATTGGTGGCTTAGTACAACAACACTTACAACAAGAAATGAGACCGGGTGGATTACTAAATCAACAAGGCACTAAAGGTAGAGGATAATGGCATTAGGATTAACACAAAAAAACGGAAGTAATATAACTGGCTTTAGTGCCCCTGTCGTGTACGATAGAGGACTACAACAGAGTGCAAAACCTCGTGTATTAAAAGCACAGTTTGGCGATGGCTATGAAATGAGAGTTAGAGACGGTATAAACAATACTCCTCGTACGTGGACTCTAGCCTTCGGTAATAGAACAAAAGCAGATATTGATGACTTATATACTTTCATGAATGGACTCGCAGAAGTAGACACAGCAAAACTTACAGTACCAGATACTAACTCTAGCGGTAACGAAGATGCCGTCGTCGTAATACTAGAAGGGTACTCAAAAACATTAGCATATGATGACTACTATAGTTTATCCTGCACAGCAAGAGAAGTATTTGAAGCATGAGTGAGCCCAACGTAGGAACAAATAATGTCATTGTAAGTGACGTACAAACACAAAGCCAATCAAGTGGTTTTATAACTGTGTTCGAAGTCGAGATACCTGGTAGCGATATTGGAGGTGGTGGTGTCGATAAATTATACTTTCATGACGGAGCAAACGGAGCAGCAGATGTTCAATGGCTGAGTCTAAAAGATGACTCTAACTTTGGTTCAACTACACTAGGACACTACGGACAACAAACTTATAGTGCGTTTCCAGTAGAGTCAGAAGGTTGGGAAGTTCGAGGAAGTGGTACAGGCTCATTGCCTAGACCTTCAATTAGGTTTGCAAATATAAATCAATACTGGAATGCTCATTTGAGTGACTATGATGATTTGGTAGGTGCAAAAGTAACAAGAAGAAGAACTCTAGCAAAGTATGTAGTTCTAGACGCTGCCCCTGTAGAGTTTAACCGAGACGTATACTATATAGAAAGAAAATCATCTGAAACACCTATACTGGTAGAATTTGAACTTACTTCTGCATTTGATGTACAAGGAGTTAAACTACCTAGAAGAAGTATTATTGCAGCACGTTGTCCTTGGAAATATAAAGATAGTGACCAAGGTGGTTGTGACTGGCCTACTGATAATAGGTTTACAATAGATGGGACTGAACAGATTTTATACTTTGATAAAGACGATGTAAGAATTACTACTCACCCTACTTGGGGTAGACAAGATGTTTCTAGTAATAGAACTAGTAATCTTTATGCCGCGACTAGTTACTCTGTAGGAAATTATGTAGAATATCAGAGACCTATTGGAGGAATATTCGCAGCAACAGGAGTAGGTACAGGAGCTAATGTTACATATACAGGAGTAGACAGCGGGCATGGAATTACTGTTGGCGACTTTGTAATAGCAAAGGGCTTTACTGATGCAGATGCAAACTTTAAATCAGTACCTCTGTATGTAAGTGCAGTAGCATCTACTACTGTTACTGTACAAAACCCAAGTGCAACTATAACTACATCAAGCGGATTCCTGCAACTTACTAGAGTTACTTTATATAAATGTATAACAGCTCATAGTATTGCAGTTTCAGATAGTGTTGATGATATTTTAAAACCAACTAATATTTCTTTTTGGGAATTTGGTGATGTGTGCGGTAAGAGATTAAACTCATGTGCAATCCGTTACGGACACAATCCAGCAGGGACAGGTCTTACTGGGGTTCTAGTAGACAAAACAGCTGGTGCAGCCGGCGGAGGAAGTGGGTACTCTGCAGTACCTGCCGTTACCTTTAGTGGAGGAGGCGGCTCAGGAGCAGCAGCAACAGCCGTTATTGGTGGGGGTAAAGTAACAGTTATAAATATTACTGCCGCTGGAACAGGATATACGAGCGCACCAACAGTAGCAGTAGCAGGAAATGCAACAGCAACTGCACAAATTAACCTTAGAGGTACTAGAAATGTGTCTCTACCATTTGGAGGCTTCCCCGGGGCAGCACTTTACTAATGATCGAATCAGTACTAGAAGATATTAAACAATACGTTTATGAGCAAGAAGATAAAGAAGCTTGTGGACTACTCTCCGTTGTAAAAGGAAGAGTTAAATGGAACCCTTGCACTAATGTAGCAGAGAATCCAAAAAACGATTTTATTATAGACCCTTATGACTACAAAGCAGTAGCGGATAAAGGAGATGTGGTAGGTGTAGTACATAGTCACCCAGGATGTCCACCAGACCCAAGTATTTTAGATCGAGCTGCGTGCGATAGATTAGGTATTCCTTGGTATATTTTTGGATATAATGACAAATGGATAAAATTGGAACCAAAAGAAAGTACTTATGATTTGTTGGGAAGACCTTTCGTTTATGGCATCTACGATTGCTTCACAATAGCAAAAGACTATTATGAAGACCACGATATAAATATATTCCCATACTCGTATGAGTGGGAATTTTGGGAAAAGGGAAAAAACCTCTATTTAGAGAACTTTGAAAAAGAAGGATTTATAAAAGTAACAGATGGTAGTCTACAGACACATGACCTCATTTTAATGGCTCTGAATAGTGAGATTACCAACCACGCAGGAGTATACGTAGGACGTGGTAAGATGCTTCATCATGCACCTAACAGATTATCGTGCAGAGACAACTATAACGGCATATGGAAACAGATAACCAGAATGATCGTAAGACATAAGAGTATGACATGAAACAAGTAATATTAGAAGGAATTTTAGGAGAGAAGTTTGGGTACGAATGGAACCTTGACGTCAACTCGCCCGCAGAAGCGTTATCTGCTATCATGGCACAACGCCCAGGTATGCGACAGTTCATAGCTCAAGGAGAAGGAGTACAAGGATATGAAATTATCATTGGAGATACCCACGCAGAAGTACCTGAAGAACTACTACTAAATATGCCAGGAAAAGGTAAATACACCTTTGTTCCTGTGATTGCTGGGTCAAAAAGTTCTGCACTTATGATGGTAATGGGAGTCGCTTTGATTGTCGCGACAGGTGGTTTCGGAGCAGGAATAGCAGCACCATTTATGGCAACAGCAGGAACCGCGGGAACAGCAGCCACAGTAGCAGGAGTTGGAGGAGCTACTGTAACAGCAGCAGCAGTTGCAGCAGTACCAGCAACTCTTACTACACTTGGAACTGGCTTGTCATACTTAGGAACAGGACTACTACTTGGTGGAGCAGCAATGATGCTAGCACCAGATGTGCCAGACGGAAACTCATCAGAAAAAGCAGAAAACTACTTATTCGGTGGACCAGTCAATACAGTCAAACAAGGAGAGCCTATACCTCTAGTATACGGCAGAGCTATTGTAGGATCAAAAACTATATCTGCTTCACTTTTTACAAACACATCAAGACAGAAATTAACAGCAGGAAGGAAGATGGTAGGAATACCAGACTTCAGAACAGACGGTAGTAAATCAGGTGAAAACAGCAACACAGGCGGCTATAGCTGGCGCGACAATATGAAGGATATAGGAAGATAATGAAAAAGACTCAAAACTTAATAACAATTAGAGGAGCCAAAGGAAAGGGCGGAGGCGGATCTACGTTTGAAGCAGATGATAATATGTTTGCAAGACAAAGTGCTGCGTTTATTGATGCTATCGCAGAAGGTCCAATTAAAGGACTAGTATATGGAGATGCTTCTATACTTGTTGATGAGGTACGTTTAAGAAATGTAGACCAAAGCACAGGACGTGTTGGTTCTGCTACTAACTTTAATAATTTTACTGTAATAACAAAAAACGGTGATGCAACTCAAGTAGTCGATGCAGACTTCTTTGCTGAATATCCTAGTGCTTCCTTTATGCAAGGTGTAGGCTCCGCAGAACTTCTAGAAAACGAAGCTCAATATCATACTATTTCAAGTGGCACATTTGAAAAGAGAGAGACTGATTATATAAAAGTTACTATATCTACTACAGGTATGTCTGCGATTACAAAAACAGGAGATAACAAAGGGGATATAAGAACTACTGTTGTATACTTTACTATTGATTTTAATTGGGTAGATAATGCAGGTGTTCATCATACGGTGCAGATGTTTGATACAGGCTTTAATGGAAAGGTAAGTGGTAAATACGCACATACTTTCGGATTCAATATTGAAACTATTAAAAGCACTTCTACTATAAATGATTGGTCAGTTAAAGTAAAGAAACTAAGTTCTAGTCCTCAGAGTTCTGATGCTACAGAAATACAAAATGCTATCTTTGTAGATACTATAGAAGCATCAATCGCTGATAAACTAGAATACCCATATACTGCATATGTAGGCGGAGTTATAGATGCGGAAGCATTTAGTAGCGTTCCTGCAAGAGGTTACGAGATTGACGGTAAGTTAATACAAATCCCAAGTAATCATTATCCTCTAGACTATAATGGTCGTAAAGTAGTACTTTCAGATGCAAGTGATTTTGCTATAGGGGACGTAATAGGACAAACCCTAAGTGTCTCAGCAATTGCAGCAGCAGGAACCGCAGAAGAAGGGTACACAGCAACAGCAACCGTAGCTGCTCATGGAGTAGTTATAGGGGAAACCTTTAATACAACTATAGCAACTAGTGCTTCCCAAGACGAAGATTTCTTTGAAGGCTTATTTGCCTGCACAGCTAAGTCTGCTACTCAGTTTACTTACACACTAAATAAACCGTTTAATGAGACTACAGGAGAGTACAAAACTCCAGCCGCAGGAGCAAGTGCTACTACATTTAGTTGTACAGGAACAATGACTGCGGCTATGTTCGCAGGTGGCTTAGTTGATAAAAAAGTCAGTAATACACTATACCTTAGAAATGTAGCCGCAGGGTTAACTTCTGTAACAGGAGTTATTACTAACCAAGATGGAGATAGTGGAACTGTTACTTCAGTAGAGCAAACATTTATTCCCGCAAACTATAGAAGAAGTGTCAGCACAGAAAAGCCTCACGCATCTGAACAAGATTGGGACGGAACTTTTTATCAATCTTGGTGTAATAATCCAGCATGGGTATTTAATGACTTAGTTACTAATAAAATTTATGGACTAGGAAATTACTTAACACAAGCACAAGTAAACAAATGGGAACTATTCCAAATTGGTAGATATTGTGACGAGCTAGTACCAGCAGGTGTTGGAGCAGCAGATTTACTAAGCATACATTGTACAGATGATCCTAACTATATAGATAGCGGAGCGTCGGGTCAGCACGAACCAAGATTCAGTGCAAACTTAGTAATTGCAGGAAAGCAAGAAGCTTTTAAAGTACTAAATGATGTAACAAGTATATTCCGAGGAATGACTTATTGGTTAAATGGAGAAGCTTACTTAGTTCAAGACTCAGAAAAAGACCCAGTATACCAATTTACAAACGCTAACGTTATAGACGGTACCTTCACCTATGAAGGAACTGCAAACAAAACAAGAACAAATTCTATTATGGTTAATTGGAATAATCCCCAAGACTATTATAGAAGCAGAACAGAAATTGTAGAGTTAGAAGAAAACCTACAGAAAGACGAAGAATTTTTAAAGCCAGATGAAACAACAGCATTTGGTTGTACTTCTAGAGGGCAAGCAAGAAGACTAGGTAAATGGAAGCTACTTACAAATAATTTGAATACTAATACCGTATCGTTTACTACTTCAGTTAACGCAGTTTTCTTACGTCCCGGAGACATAGTACAAGTACTTGACCAACACAAAGAAGGTAAATCATGGGGCGGAAGAGTATCTAGTAGTAGTTCTACTACAGTAATTAACATAGATAGAAAACCAACTTCTTTTACGAATACCGGAGTAGAGTCAGGATACGCTGCTGGAGACTACAGATTAACTTGTAGCTTCGTAGGGTATAAAGCTATACTTGCACAAGATACAGCTACTATAGGCAGTACTAATTTTGTTAGAGGAGCGCATCTTTCTAGTATAACTACTGAAGAAGCCGCTGCTAGACAGCAAGATGATAGTGGCGATCTAGTATTTGTACAGTGGACGCCTTATACATTCACAGAAACAGAAACAGTAGGTAGCGTAAGTAATAATGGAAAAACAATTACAGTTGCGTCAGCATTTAGCGTAGCACCTACACACGAGTCAATATGGGTAATATCAAGAGCAGCACAAGCTACTGGTAAAACAAAACTAGAAGCAAAATTATTCCGAGTTATGTCTATAGCAGAGACAGATAGGAATATGTTTGAGATTACCGGACTAGAATACAATGCATCTAAATTTGATGCAGTTGACAAAAATGAAGCACTTACACAGTACAGGACGATATACTTACCCGACAGTTTTAAAGACGTTCCTGCTGTAACAAATATTGATGCTGACCCAGTAATCAAAGCTTCAAGTTCTGGAGGTACAGTCAACTCTCTAACAGTAGACTGGGATCCAGCAACTAATAGTGACGCAAGTCTCTATTCTTCTCTTAGAGAATACCAAGTTGAATACTCTACGGATAATGAGAAATGGCTAGGAGTAGGCAATACTCCAAATACTTCTATAGAGCTAGAGGCAGATAATATTTTAAGTGGCACTTACTATTTTAGAGTATATACTATAAACTTAAATGGAAAAAGAAGTATTGGCGCAGATAGTGGAGCAATAAACGTTAACTTCAATAGGGCAGTAGGCCCAGCAGAAGGAAGCGTAGGTGAAGGTGGCAACACTATTAACTTCATAGGAAATATTAGTGGTGGATTTAATTTAAATACTACTACAGGTAAAATAGGTTTCTCCCCTACAAATTTTTTACATAATGACGGAAAAAATGAACATACAACTAGCGGACAAGCACAGCTAGACTTTACTGGACTAACAGGAAGTAACTCCGATAATAACGGAGCAAATACAGGTTACGTATACTTTGACCACTCAGCAAATGCATTTAAAGCAATAGCATTTGATACAGTATCAGGTCAATTCTATGTTGTAGGAAGTAGTGTATTTTCTACTGCTACAGGTACTCTAACCTCAAGTAATCATCTTAAAGCTAAAACATGGACTGGACTGGACTCTACTAACTTCGATGGTGAACTAGCGGTAAATAATGTATTTAAGTATACAAATAATTCAGCTGACTACTACCATAGAGTAAAACGTTTCGTAAGCGATTCTGTTATGCTCTCTTATCAACCAAGTCGTTTGACTCTTGTTGATAGTGATAATCAGGCATTCTCAAAACCTAACTTTTTAGTAGACTTTACCAACGATACAATCATGGGTAAAGTAGTGAAAAACGGAAGTAACGTTTATAGCTTACAGAGATTCGGTTCTTCACAGGGAGAATCAGGATATAGTGTATTTGGTACTAATGAAGCACATGCTTTTGCAGCATCTTCTACAGGAGCAATTACAGCAAGTAACTACTCGGCTTATACTTGTGACTTTACAGTTAAGAAAGGAGAACAAGCATTTGCTTTCGCAGCTAGCGGAACAGCACAGAATACATTTGGAATTGCTCTACAGAGCAGAACAGGTTTTACTAGTAATGCCCATATAAACATTAGTGGTGCAGGACAGATTAGTATTGATAATGACTCATTAGACTCAGTATCTACAGCCACAGCCGTACTTAGAATTACAGATTTAGGTTCAGGAACAACTATTACAGATAGAGTTCTATCCTTCGCGAAAGCAAACGCAGGGGTCGATGGAACAGGCTCAAGTGCTATAACAATTAAATTGTTACCTAGTGCTCACGTAATACCTTATACTCAAGCAAATGCAGAATCTAGTACAATTGCTTTCACAACTGAAGTTCAAAATGCTTCAGAGTTAAGCGGTACAGCATTTTATCAGTATGATGTTGACCTTAACAACGACGGTTCTTTTACTCCTAAAACTAACTCAACAACAAGTACATTCACACTAGCAGACGGCGATGAGCCAGCTAATGGAGAGTTAGTAATAGTTAGAGTTCGACTAAGAGATGGTGCTACCGATGGTACTGTAAAAGCAACTGACCTAGTTACTATATACGGAGTTAAAGACGGTACCGATGCGTACACAGTTATTAACACTAACAGCGCACATACTCTCCCAACAACAACTGGCGGAGTAATAACTTATACTGGCTCAGGCACAGACATAAGAGTATTTAAAGGAAGCACAGCACTAACAGCTACCACAAATACACCAAGCTCAGGACAATTCAAAGTAACCGCATCAGCAACTGGCATAACAGCTGGTTCAGGAAGTACAGTATCAGTAGGAACTACTAACAATACAAGAAGATTCGCAAATCATAGTAGTTGTACTGCAGCTACCTCAGAGGTAGAGTATGCAGTAAATTGTGAAAACGTACAAACAGTTACTGTCTCACAAACTTTCAGTAAGTCCCAACAAGGTGCTACTGGAGAGGGAGGAGACGATGGAGACGACGGAGACAATGGTAAAAAGATAGCAGAATTAAGACTTTATAAACTAATAAGTTCATGGAGTGCAGGAGGTACTACTGTACCAAATTCAGCCCCTACATCGGGAACATATAATTTCGGTACAGGTGTAATAGCAACTATAGCTTCTGGCTGGTCACAGACCAAGCCTGCTATCGCAGCTGGCTACATGAGAATAGAATCAGCCGCACTAGCAACAGAAGCTACCGCAGGTGGTAATGTTTCTGGATCTCTAAGTTGGAGTGCTGCTTCTTTAGGCTCAGAAGGCGTACAGTTTACTAACTTTATATTTAAGTATAATGCAGGCGCACCAGATACACCAGCTGCAACAGCTTATCCTGCTTTACCAACCAACTGGTCAGACGGTATACCTTCAGCAGTTTCTAATCAACAGTTATACTCTTGTAAAGGAGTTGCAAAATTAGCGGGAGGTTTCCCTACATTTACGTTTAACTATGTGTGGCAAACCCCTATATTAAATGTACAGGGCAAAGCCGATGTAGGACTAGCTACTGTAGAAGATAAAAATTCTTCTACAATACGTGGTGAAATAGTAGAAGCAGATGTAGTAGGCTCAGGCAAAACATTCGCTGCTGGACAAAAACCAAATAAATCAACATTTGCTGATGGAGGCACTGAAGGTCAATTTAGTTTCCAACTAGATGGAGCGACTGCTGTAGGTGTAAATGTATTCAGCTCAGATGAAAGACAGAAACTAGATAGACTAAGACTAGGTAAAAAGTTTAATAGTGACACTTTAGTACTAGAAGATACTACAGCTTCACAAGTTAAAGCTACTGCCGCAGAAGATGCTGCTAAGCTTGTAGAGACTCAGAATAGAGTAACATTCCCTAGTGATAGTACAGAGGGAAGGTTTACATTTAAAAGAGGCTCAAATGCTAATGAATTCAGTAATGTATTCAGTTCAGAGGAAAGAACTAAACTTAATAACTTAAGAAATGGTAAAACTCCCGGTAATTCAGGGTTAAGTATTCTTAATAGTGAAACTACTTTTGCAGAAACAACAGGCTCTAAACCACCTGCAGATGCTAACAAAACTACAGCAACAGCAGGAACAGACGGCAGACTTAGTATAAGTACTAATGGCTCAGCAGCCACAATAAAAGTTTTTAGTGATGCTGAGATAACTAAACTAGTCAATCTAAGAAATGGAAAGACCCCAGGTAACAGTGGTCTAAGTATTCTTAATAGTGAAACTACTTTTGCAGAAACAACAGGTAGTAAACCACCTGTAGATGCTGACAAAACTTCATCAAATACAGCTAGCAATGTTTCAAATGTAGGAAACCAAACTGTATCAAATGCCCAAATAGCTGTTATAGCAGCTAACTTAGGACTTACATCTACTGGAGTTATCAATAAAACAGTTCCAAGATCCGTAGGTGGCTTTGGAGTAAACGTAGATACTTTATTTGGTAGTACAGCAGGAAGATTCCCAAGATGGAATGGTAGTGGTTTTGAAGATTTTGCAGAATCAGGCGTATTAAACTCTCAACTTACTGAAGCTCAACTAGAAACAGCAGGTGGAGTCGCAGCGAGTTCTCTAGAGTACGGAAGTATATCTGTTACTGTTGGTAAAGCTAATACTACATGGTCGCATAATGGAACTGCGTACACCCCTACAGCTACAACACAAACATTAACCATGGCTGTATCTCACCCTACCTTTGGAACAAGTAGTGTAGTAGGTACATGGACAAGAACTGCAAGTACCATTTCTGGCTTTAGCCTTGGGAGTGGTTCTGGAATGTCTGGAAGTAACAATACCTGGACATTTGGTGATGTAAACTCTGATTCAGGAAGCTCAGATAATGCTTTCGGTGCAACCACGAGTAACTTCATTCATAAAACTCTATATATACAGCATAGTAGCTCAAATAAAATACTTGAGGTAACAGGCGGTGTTATCAATGCAAACTTTAGTATTAAGTGTTTAACACCTGACATGTTACCAGAAAACTTACAAATCGGAGACGAAGTAGATAGTCCTCTAGGCAAAACAAAAGTAGTAGACCTAATACGTAAAGAAAGAGAAGGATACTATATCTTAGAAGATGAACTAGAAATAACTAATGACCACCCTATCCTAATTGATGGAGAGTGGATACTTGCAGAAGAATATGTAGGTAATAAAGAGTATATAGATAAACCTACAGAGGTTATTTATGTAGAAACAGAAAATGAATTATTGACTGTCAAAAACTGGACAGTCGGAGGAAAATACTAATGAAATCAATAGCAAGCAACGGGTTTTATGTACAAGAGATACAAGAAGAAGATGCAGCGGCTTTTATGAAGTGCTTCAAGGACTACCCATTAAGCCCAGACGACACCCCAATTACATATGAAGAACGATTAACAAAATTTAGTCAATCTCTATTAACAAATGAAGCCGGCACACTACCACTAACAGAAACGTATCTGGATGGAGTGTATAGGGTATGGGGGCTGTATAAAGCAGACCACACTTTCGTTAGTACTGTAACTTATGGATTCATGGAAGCAGGAGAAGCACTACTATTAAATTGTGCCACACATCCCAGTCATAGAAACCAAGGGTATATCTATGCTTGGCATGCTTTTATGAATAAATCAATTTACCCACACTACAGTATAACAAATATTAAAACAGTAGTAGAAGCTTCCCCTGCTCATGCAGGAGCTACAGCAGCAATTGCTACGTCAGGAGCTGCAGGAGCTAATATAAACGCGGGAGATAAAACTTCTAGTGATTGGATGCGAGACGCTTCAGGCAACACTGTAGCAGAGAAGGAAGTAACAACAACTAGGTCTATTGGTACCTCAATTGCAAATGCAAATGACACTTGGAAGGACGTAACTTTTACCATCTCGTAAAATCACCACCACCAGTTTTTGGTAATATTTCTAAGATATGAATGAGCTGAGTTATACCTAACCAAACCAACTTGACATTCCAAATTTAGTTCTTGACATCTCCTATGATTTTTGATATA